CAGGGCACCGCTGCATTAATAACGGAATCGCTTGTTGTATATAAAGGTGTTACCGATGCCGACGGAAATGCAGCAAAAACAACATTATTATGCTCTGAAATTGGCAGTGCTTCCGCATACCCGAACTTTGACGGCAATCAGATAATTCTAACATCTGGTTCTTATAAAGGGCAAGCGAGAGATATAAACGGAGCAACAAACGGAGATGCCGTAGGCACAATAACAGTAGCAAATGCGTTTGATGGGAAGATAGTATCAGCGACTTCATTCATAATAACAGGCATCAGAACTGTTCCCGCAGAAGTTGCAGCTCTCCAAGCAGACGTAGATGAAATCCCAGCGGAAACAGGCTCTAAAACATTTAACTCTACTGCCCTTGCATCTATTCAGGCTCAGGTGGAGGCAGCTCTTGAAGATGGTGGTCAAGTTATGGCGATTACTACCATAGCTACTCTCGCATCCCAAACAGGTTTTACACTAACTGCTGGTTCTGCTGATGACGATGCTTACAATGGCATGGTCGCTGTTATAGAAGATGCAAGCACCGCTACCCAAAAAGCAGTGGGTGTTATTAGTAATTATGTGGGTATCTCTAAAACAATCACGCTACGTGAAGATCCAGGCATCTTCACAATGGCTGCAACTGACAAAATATCCATTAAAACAATTTCTCCTGATATTCTAAACATTCTTGCAGATACGAACGAATTGCAAACTGATTGGGTAAATGGTGGCAGGTTAGATTTAATTCTTGACAACATCCTCTTAGATACTCAACTAAAGTCTGCCGTTTCCGGCAGCAAAACATTCGCAACAGGTGTAGAGAAATTCCTTAATATCGATTCGGGCACAGATGGTGCAGAGATTATAAGTATCACTTTAAAGGGCGTAGTGGGCGCTGACTGGACGGTAGAGCTTTATATTCCGACCGACGACGCAGTTGCATCTCCAGCAGTAGGGGATAAACGAGCAGAAGAGATATATGTATCAACTGATACAGAAGCAGGGCAATTGGCTGGCATAGGAGCAATAAAGTATAATCTCATCCTCGATATAACTAACGATTCCGCAGGAGACGATAACATTGATGAAGTTGTGGTAGCCTATAGAAGTCGAGGAACGGTTACCGCTACATGGGAGACATAAAATGGACGGGATAGACATCAGGACTAAACTTTACCATAAAGAAGGCTCAAGCAACTTTGCAGGCCCCGGGGGGGTAACAATTACACACAACCTCAATCTTGCTAACTATACCCCTACAATTACAGCGACCGCCGATGGAGCAGGTGCAATCGGCGAAATATGGATCACAGGTAAAGCTGCGGATTCGTTTGTCGTTCGTAATTCGGGTGCAGGTGTCACAGCATTTACTTGGATCATACATAATAGGACATAATAAAATGCCAATAATAACCAAATCGGGCTCCAAACTCATAGTTGGAGGGATGAAACACGAAGGTAAGTCAATAGCAAAGAAGGTGTTTGACCTAAAAAGTCACCAAGGCGAAATAGTCCGAGTATACATCGGTAACGATTACAACTACACTATTGAAATCAGATCGACACAGAAACTGCTTATCTGTGAACTTGATATTCCTGAGAAGGGATATGTGCATACTAAAACAAAAGAGAAAGACGACAGAGGGGAATACATCATGGAAACAAAAGAGAAGGAATTGAAGTTAGAAAAGGTAAAAATCAAAGATTATAAAAAAGAGGTGAAGAAATAAAAGATGGAACGAGCAGTACACATAGATAAGGTTGGACAGGCACTGGGCGCATCACCCGATACGGCATTTATATCTGGTTCAACTTCCGGGACGCCTGGTACAAGAACAACTCACGCACATGGACTAAGCGGAACACCATCAAAAGTAATTGTATTTCCGACAGCGGCTGATGACGATGTAGATAATGCAGAACTCGTGGCGTTTGTTAAAGTTGATGGAACGAACATCACTGTAAAGTCAGACGCTGCTACGGTGGGCTTCAAAGCATTATGTTTACTGTAAAAGGAGAACGAAAACAAAATGGCAATGTATAAAAGTCTGAAGGACATATTAGATTTTATCGATAGTGGAACTTACACATACGTAATCCCACACAGTGACGGTAAGAACGGGATAGTAGAGTCGGAATTTGTCTTCATCCCGCCATTCAAAACTGCAAACTTACCCGCATCAATGACGGCAAAGGGATTCGTGAATGGTGTTACACTGGGAAATGTAAGCATCGCAAAATACCCGATGAGCCACCCACTTGCAACAGAAGCGACAAAGGGTGCTGTAGATGGTGCTAACTGGGGTGCAGGATACGCGGCAGTTGCAAAAGCGAGAAAATGCTCATGGACATACATAGATGTAGATGAAGCAAAAACAGCGTGTGAATTAATGGATATTAGCAATTCAGCCGCAAGCACGGCTACATCAGCAGGAGGTCTTAATTATCTTATCGATACTGCATGGGCAGCGAAGTTAATAGGCAAGAAAATTGAAATAGTTGAAGGTGGCGTCACATACTATCGTCGCATTACAACCATCGGACAGACTGACAGGATATATTTCACGCCGAACTTGCCATACGGGCTAATAACCGCTGTTGCAGGTATAAATAATGACATTAGATATACCCGGAAGAACAGCACTACGAACTATGTCAATATTGTATATGTCGATGGCGGTGCAGTTGGTCTATCCGTAGCACGAACAGGAGCAGGTACAGTTGGAGATCCTTATGTCATCACGGTAACTTATGGCAATGCCGATAAGTTAGCCAGCACCGCGATAACAGCGATTCGTGCAGATGCAGATTGTAATGCCGTTGTGCATGTAATGAACGCATCTGGGGATGACGGTTCAGGCGATTTAGCAGCAATGGGTGCAAGCTCACTTGCACAATTCGTTGTTTCCAATGGAAGCGCATATACCGTTAAGCGCTTCGGACTTATGGATCCTTACGATTTGGCAACGCTGAAGTATGTTACAGCAATGCGATATGCCGTAAATGCAATGCCATATCCAAAGGGCAATAATCAGTATGGCCGGGACGTGAACGATGCAGATGAAATACAGAACTACGGCCTTCCTGATCCAGACTATGACGATGGGTCACACGCAATATGCAAAGTGCTTACTGGCACAGGACCGTTATCATGGTATCATAACGGACAGGCAAATGGCATCTGGGGAATAAGCAATGTCTGGCAGTGGCTATTGGCTCGAATGGGAAACGTAGTTAATCACGTAATTGACGCAGGCTTTATGGGCGAAGGCTATACGATGCCAACAGGGAACGGTTATTGGGACGAAATGGAAATGTCAGGCGACTGCGGAATTGGAAATCTTGCACTAATAAAAGGAACTCCAGGAGGAGCGGGAGATGCGGACTTTGATAACTGCTACTATTGGCAAAACACGGGGCTCCGCGCCTTCCTTGTCGGTGGCTATTGGGCCCGTGGGGCGTATGCCGGTGTGTTCAGCCTGGGTGCGAACAATGCTCCGCCTGGTCGGTCTGTGGATGTCGGGTTCCGCGCTTCCCTCTGACCGAAAAAATGCCAAACCGAGAGAGCGATGTGCAAATTTAAACGGGATAATGGTCATGGAAACATGATAGGGCTAAGCCGCATATACGAGGGCTCCACACCTTCCATGTCAGTAGCAATTGGAGCAATGGGGTGTCGGCCGGTGTGTTCGGCCTGCCTGCGTGCGTTGCTCCGCCTGGTCGGAGTGTGAATATCAGGTTCCACACTTCCCTCTCTGAATACTTTTCTTCTCAGGGCGGTGGAAAAGTACAGTGGCTTAAGTCCTTGCCAGAAGTGCAAAATATGCAGTTATAAGCCGAGTTAGTAGGTTTCTTAAACTCGAAAACTCGGCAAAAGCCCCGTTTTCTTATAAAAGAAGATGAAACGATATAAAAACCTGTATCAAGGGATATACAAATGCGAAAACCTGCTCAAAGCATTTAAAACATCACGCAAAGGTAAAGGGAAGAAATCATATGTTATCGAATTTGAAGCTAATCTTGAAGAGAATTTAAAAGAAATTCAAAAAGAATTAATTAACGAAACGTGGCAACCAGCACCATATAAAAAGTTTCAAGTTTATGATCCAAAGCATAGAATTATCCACGCTCCAATTTTCAGAGACAGAGTTGTTCAGCACGCCCTAATGCAAATCTTAGAACCAATTTTTGATAAGAGATTTATCTATGATAGTTATGCAAGCAGAAAGAATAAAGGCACACATGCGGGTGTCAAGAGATTAACAGAGTTTCTAAAAAGATACGATAATGATGTGTATGTACTAAAATGTGATGTGAGGAAGTTCTTTGAAAATATCGACCACGATGTGCTTGTAAAAGCAATCAGAAAGAAAATAGCAGATGAGAGAATTATTAAGCTAATCATAAAAATTCTAAAGAACGATGGTTTAAAGAAAGGTGTCACACTCGGTAATTACACTTCACAATGGTTCGCAAATATCAATCTCAACGAGCTTGATTATTACGCTAAGCAAAAATTAAGGATTAAAGAATATATAAGATACATGGACGACTTCTTAATGCTATCGCAATCTAAAAACGAGCTACATAAATGGAAACATGAAATTAAGGACTTTCTTCACAACGAACTAAAATTAGAAATGCATAAGCGAAAACGATTAATATTTCCTGCTCATATTGGTACGGACTTCTTAGGATACGTTTCATGGATTGGCCATCGGAGACTACGAAAACGAAATATAAAACGATTTCTTAAACGAATAAAAGCATTTGAGAAGCGAAAAGACATTTCAGATGAGCACATAGAAGGCTCAATTATGAGCTGGAAAGGATACTCAGATTGTGCTAATTCCTACAATCTCAATCAATCGCTCATTACGGAACATCCTCTTGTGGGCATGATCTATGAATAAAGAAGAAAGAAAATATCACCGTTTTAGTGATTTCGCTGATACGCACCGACAATTTGAAGGTGAGAAGAAGAAGATACCAGAAATACTCAATACGGAAATACTCGTTCTTAACTTTCGCGTGGGCAAAAGCAAATACAAAGGCAAGAAATACCTCACGCTGCATTTTGAGATTGAGGGTAAGAAATATATCGCATTCACCGGTTCTGATGTTCTAACAGAGCAGGCACAAGAAGGAGCAGATAAAATGCCTTATTTCACTACTATTGTTCAAAGAGGCGATTATTATACGATGACATAAAAATGAGGGGCTTTATACATACCAAAACAAATTAGTTTTAAATGCTTTTGAGTTGTATTAGAGTATTAGAACAATGCCACTTTCAGAAAAAGAATCAAGAAAACTCATCACGGATTTAGCAAAGTATCTTGAAGAAGAGAAATGGATAGGGCATAACATTGGTAAATTAGAGAGAGAAGGAAAACTAAAAAAAGGAGACGCAGATGTTTTAAGAAAGAAACAAGAAGCGGCGAACAAAAAAAGAGATAAGATAGAGCGAGAAATTTCAAAAACTATTGTAGCACGCTTCCCTGCCCGATTCGGTAAACCACGAGGGGAAAAGAAAGAAGAAGCACCAACAAGACCAAAAGAAGTAATAGTAAAAGAAGAAGAACCTGCAATAATCGAAGTACCGAGAACTGTCTTAGAACGTATTAACAGTGGAATAGAAACACAAGCAAGTTATTTTGAAAACTATGCAGGTATAGCGGAAAAGCAGCTCGAAACATTCAATACAATAAAAGAAATAGCGGAAGAAGAAAGAGCAATGCGAGAAAACTATTCAGAAATAACATATCCCGCAGGAGGTGGCGAAGTGTTAATTCCCACAGGAGAAACTGTGTTTGATCTATGGACCGGAGACGTATATCACGGCGACGGTACCACACATATGTTATCAGATTCGCTATCTCGATTGGGACAGTTATACGCACGCAGTATTTATGTTGATACGAAGAAATCGTTTTCTATACAATTAGATGGGAAAGCGAAACATACTGTCGCCGCAGATGATTTCTTTGCTCGAAAAGGGATTCAATGCCAACGAGTATCAATAGAAGTAGACGAAGCATCATCAGTAAAGTTCTGGGCAAGTACCAATCCCGATGCCTCATTAGCAGAAACGAGGATAGGGGTGATTACAGGTTTAGATGCTTGGTGCT